CGTAAAAATAGTAAATGTAGGAACTTGTATGGATTATGGACATATTGAAAGTTATGCAAAAAATTCTGCTAACGGTTGGTCGTATGGTTGCAGCCAACTTATGATTTCAGACGGACATATCCAAGGACACAATTTTATATCAATGATAGAATTAAGACAAAAATATGAACAAAAAAATTAATCCAGATTATTATATTGGCTCTAAAATCCAAGTATCAGAATTTATTTCAGAATTTAATTTAAATTATTTTGAAGGAAATATAATCAAGTATGTCGTAAGACATAGATCAAAAAATGGTATAGAAGATTTAGAAAAAGCAAAATGGTATTTAGAAAAATTAATTAAAAAAGAAAAATATCAAGAATTAGACGAAATAGAAAAAAGAGTTGGAGGAACAATATGAATATAGAAAAAATAAAAGAAGAAATAAAAGAAGAAGAGGGTTATCGTGATACTATGTATCGAGACCACCTTGGGTTTGCTACCATAGGATACGGTCATTTGGTTTTGCCAAGTGATAAATTTAAAGAGGGCGTAAAATATTCACATAAAGAACTTTTGAAAGTGCTAGATTATGATTTTCAAATAGCACGTCAAGATATGGAAAGTCTAACAAATCATTTAGATTTACCAGAAGAGGCGAGGGAAATAATTTTGCACATGCTGTTTCAATTAGGTAAACCAAAAGTCATGAAATTTAAGAAGATGTGGGCAGCTTTGGAACAAAAAGATTTTGTCACTGCCGGCTTCGAGATGGAGGACAGTCTATGGTGCAAAAAACACACCCCGGCAAGAGCGATGAGATTGTCGGAAAAGATGAAAAAGTTGACCTGAGAAAACATAAAAAAAGAATAACGACTTATGAAGAAAAACAGTTTATTCTTGAAACTAGAAAAAAATATAAGGATGATGATTTAAGAAGTAGAATGGCAAGAATAAGTAAAAAATTAAAAGAAGAAGGTAGGTTATAATGTTAGGTAAAATATTTGGTGGCGACACCTTAAAAACTGTTGGCACAGTTATTGACGATCTTCATTTTAGTGGCGAAGAAAAAGAAAAGTTGAAGCTGCAGATGAAAGAAATAGATGCAAAGTTAAAAGAAAAACAACTTGATATAAATAAAGCAGAGGCGTCTCATAGATCAATTTTTGTTTCTGGATGGCGACCTTTTTTGGGTTGGATTTCTGGACTTTCAATTGGCTATGTATATTTATTTCAACCTGTATTCGATATGATTTTACAAATGTTCGATATTAAAGTAGATTGGGTCGTCTTAGATCTTGGTCAACTTATGCCACTTGTACTAGGTATGCTTGGTTTAGGGGGTTTAAGAAGTTTCGAAAAATCACGGGGGTTAACGAAATGAAACAAAGAATTGAAAAATGGTGGGACTCATTTGTTAGTTTAAAATGGTGGGTTCAAGCGATTATTATTATATTAATAACAATCGGTGTTCATAATTATATTCTTCATTAGAGGTAAATATGAAATTAACAAAAAAACAAAAAAAATTACCGATGGCTTTGCAAAAAGCAATAATGAAGAAAAAAAAGAAAAAAAAGAAAGGAAAGTAATATGCCAAGAGGGGTAGGTTATGGGATGAGTGCAAAACCCATGATGAAAAAGAAAAAGAAGAAAAAGAAGAAAAAAAAGAAAAAGTAAATGGTTAAAGTTGCTTCTATAAAAAATATAATAAAAGATTTGTCGCCAAGGCAAAAAAGAACAATGAGTCGGCACGCAAGACATCATTCTTTAAAGCACATGCGAGAAATGGCAAAATCGTTAAAAAATGGAGCAACTTTTTCCAACGCACATTCTAAAGCAATGAGAAAAGTAGGAAAATGACAGGAATCACGACCACGACCACTTTGGCTGTTTTATTAAATAAAAGGCCCATGCGTAAAAAAAGAAGAAGTGCAAAAAAAAGAAGAAAAAAGAAAAAGAAAAGATAATATAACCATCAATGGTAAATCATACGATTTCTATAAAATAATCTGGTTGGATATTGTCGGGGATTCTGGGATTAGCTCATTTGAAGAATTTGATAAAATGCAACT